GATAATTTGGAACTTACGAAAGACCCAAGGAAATCCCATTCCTTGGGTCTTTTCTTTTTATCCATTTCTGTGAAATCTTGTCTATTAGTAACACAATAGTAACACACTAGAAACAAAAAAAATGATACCTGACACAAAGTCAGGTATCATTCTATATCTTATTTATTGCTTCAAGTTTTATTGGAAGTTCTAAGTGTGTATATACAATCTGTGTGACACCTTGTCCTTTATGACCAACAATCTTCTTGATGATTCTTTCATCAACACCTGCTTCAGTCAGCATGGAAACACATGTGTGTCTTGTGTCATGTGGTCTGTGCTTCATTCCAAGTTCATCCATTAAAGGATTCCACCAACCATCCCTGAATGCCCTGTCTGTGTGCTTATTTCCAACTGAATTTGGAAACAGGTATTCTGAATCAAATGCGTCCAACCAATCCTGAATAAACGGAACAATCTTTTCAGCAATGGGAACTTCCCTGACACCTGATTCAGTCTTTGATTCTGTGACCTGAAACCATCTTTCTTCCAAGTGGACATCTTCCTTTTTGATGTTCCAAAATTCACCAATTCTCAATCCTGTATATATCAGGAACAATGGAATCTTCATTCTATCATTTCCATTCACCAATGACCAAATCTTTTCAATTTCCTTCTTGGTGAATGGCTGTCTGTTCAATGCATTTGGATTTCCTGCTTGACTGATGTCCACAAATTTGACCATGTCCCTTTTGTCAGGTGTCACAATTTCATGAATAACAGCATAATCATACATCAGACCAAACATGATTTTCATCTTCTTCAGGGTCGGTGTGTTCTTTCCTGATTCATTGACAGCTTGTTGCAAATGGTCAAGTTTGATTTCCACAAACTTCATTTTGTGCAGTTTTGGACATGTTCTGAATGAAGCCCTATATCCTTTACAGTTACTTTCAGAAACCTTTGGGAAATGGACTTCAGACCACTTTTCAAAGACTTCTTCAAATGTAATAGTGTTATGATGCAGGTCATAGGGGTCTTTGTTGTAATCAGCAAGGGCAATCATTGCTTCTTTCCTGCTTGGATAATATCCAACAAATTGATACACAGGAAAAGACTTCTGTTTGACTTCATCAAATGTCCAACCAACAGTCTTCCTTGCACACCAAGGATTCCTTCTGTTTCCTGATAATTTATAAACACTTCCAAATCCGTTAGGTAATCTCATATATCATCATCCTTTCTTTAAAAATGGGTGCATTAAACAAAGGTATGTGATATAATAATGTTGGTAAATGGGAATATATCACATTCCTTATTCAAGACCATGATGGATGGCAGTCCATTGTGGTCTTATTTTTTTGTTCTTGCTGTCCCTGTTGTTCTTGGTGTTCTTTGTATATACTATTATATATAATTATATTTTTTTACAGAAAAATAGTTCATTTTACTATTAAAAATATAAAAGGTAAGAATCACCTAGAACACAAAGAACACAAAGAACAGACCTGTCAAAAAGCCTTATTTCATTAGGTTTGTGGCTGTTCTTGGTAGTGTTCTTGGTTGTTCTTTGTTAGAACAAAGTTACTAATTCATCATACAATTCTGCAAGTTCTTTTTCTGTTGCAACAATACAATTTGGATATTGCTTCACATCAGCTACATTTGAAATCTTAAAATCTTTCGGTGTAGGAAGACCTGAAGCACAGATTAAAAGATAATCTGCAAAGAAAATGACACCTGATATTGATGATTTTTTAATAATCATCTTTCCCATTGTTCTTCCTGCAAAAAGTGATTTCATTGCACTTTTCCCATCTGTTCTCAAAATTTCAACAGTTGTTTCATTAATGTTTACAATAGTTCCTGATTTGAAGTTAAATGATTTCATTTCCTTCCCCTTTCTTTTTTAGAATTTTTGTCTATTTTCAATCACCTTTCCAATGATTAAAACAGGCTTCTTTTTAATGTCTTCATTACTGAAGAACATTGGTTCATACATTGGATTGAATGATTGAAGAACTATTCCATCGTCTGTCTTCAATAATTTCTTACAACATGCATTAGAACCATTTATCTTTGCAATGACTACATCACCTGATTCCGCATCAGGTTGTTGACGAACAATCAGAACATCACCTTCTTGAATTCTTGGTGACATGGAATCACCTTTTGATTTTAGTCCAAAGAACTTTCCTGTTCTTGCAAGTTTTTCAGATATTTCTTCCCAATCATCCACATCTATCAATTCAATTGCTTCAAGTGGAATACCGCATGGAACTTCACCCAACACAGGAATTCTGATTCCTGCTTCAATTTTACCAAGTTCATTTCTTGCATCCTTTTCATATTGTGCAGACCATCTTCCCATCACAGCATCTTGTTCACTTCTGAATTCTGATTCACCTGTCAGATATGCGACAGTCACATTGAAGAATTCAGATAATTTTTGCAATGACTTTTGACTTGGAATCAATCCATTCTTCCATTTGGATGATGAACCAACTGCAATTCCTGCATCCTGTTCCATCTTTCTTCTTGATATATTTCTTTCTTTGCATAATTCTTCAATTCTATCGAATATAGTCATATTTATCCCCTTTCCAAAAAAAAAGTGAAAATTTTCAGCATAATCTATTGACAAAAGTGAAAAGGGTCACTATAATAAGGCTTGCAAGTGATGAACAAGTTCAGCACTCGCAAGAAATAAAAAGTGAAGTCCTTCAGTATAACTTCTGTACAATGATTTTGTAATTTAATTTGACACTTTCATTATAAATCTTGTTCAGCAGTTTGTCAAAGGTTTTCGCTGAAAATTTTCACATTAGAAAGGGGTGAACAAAATGTCAGATTTTAAAAAGCAGGTACGAATTGAATTGATTCATAAAGGGATGACCATGAAAGACCTTGCAGATGAAATGGGAATTTCAGTTTCTTATTTATCAGAATTACTAAATGGTACAAGAACTAATCAAGCACAGCTAGATAAAATTAAATACCTGCTTGACATTGATGAAGATGAAGAAGAATAGGTTATCAGTTTCACAGTGTGCATCATTGATGAACGTATCAGACCAATTCATCAGAATTGGTCTTCAAAAAGGTGTATTCCCTTGGGGATATGCAGTGAAGATGTCAACACAATGGACTTATTACATCAGTCCACAAAAATTCACAGAACACACAGGAATCACTGTGTCATAGAAAGGAGAACATTATGGAAGGTTATAAAGTTTTTGAACCTGATTGGACATGCAGGGGATTTCAATATGAAGCAGGAAAGACATTTGAAGAAGATGTCACACCTTCTTGTTGTAACAGAGGATTTCATTTTTGCAAAGAATTAAAGGACTGCTTCAATTATTATCCATTCAATCCTGATAACAAAGTTGAAAAGGTCATTGCATTGGGTGAAATTGATGAAGAATCAGATGACAGCAAATGTTGCACCAATAAGATTCAGATTGTTGAAGAAATCAGTTGGGAAGATGTTTTAAGAATGGTCAACCTTGGAAAAGGAAACGCAGGTCTTTGCAACAGCGGTAATCGCAACAGCGGTGATTGCAACAGCGGTGATTGGAACAATACTAACTTTTCAAATGGATGTTTTAATACACAAGAACCTAAAATCTTATTGTTCAATAAACCTTCAGATTGGACATATCGTGATTGGTTAAATTCTGATGCAAGATACATATTAAATCAGATACCAAGAAATGTGGTTGAATGGGTTTATTCAAGTGATATGACAGAAGAAGAAAAGAAATCCTATCCATCATATGAAACAACAGGCGGTTATTTGAAAATTCTTGATGAAAAAGATTGCAGTCAGATTTGGTGGGATGGACTTTCTAGTGAATATAGAAATATTATTGTATCACTTCCGAATTTCAATGCTGAAATTTTTGAGAAATGCACAGGTATAAAAATATGATAAAACTTTTTCAACATCAGGAAGAAGCAATGAAGGAAACGGAAGGACTTCAAAACATTGGTGTATATCATGACATGGGTCTTGGAAAAACCTTCACAGGTTCAGAAATGATGAAAAGGTTTAGATGCAAAGTAAATCTTATTATCTGCCAAAAATCAAAGATTCAGGATTGGATTGAACATTTCAATGAATATTATGATGTTCATGTGTTTGACTTAACAGATAAAAAGAAACTTGCAGAATTTCATGGGTTATCGCAAGGACAACGATTTTATGTAGTAGGTGTTATCAATTATGAATTAGCTTGGAGAAGAAAAGAACTTCTTGATTTGTATAATTTCACTTTAATGTTGGATGAATCATCTTTGATTCAAAATCAAAAAGCAAAGCAGACCAAATTCATTTTGAAGATGCAACCTGAACATGTCATCCTTCTTTCAGGAACACCTGTTGGTGGGAAATATGAAAATCTTTGGACACAGTTGCATCTGCTTGGTTGGGATATTTCAGAAAGTCTATACAACAAACAATATGTGAATTGGAAGACCATTGATTCAGGTGGATTCACACACAAGATTGTGGACAAAGATGACCCATACAAGAATGTTGAAAGATTAAAAAAGAAGATGCGTGAGCATGGTTCAATCTTTAAAAAGACAGAAGAAGTGATTGACCTTCCTGAACAGGTATTCACAGAAATAAAAGTAAAAGCACCCAAGGAATATTGGAAGTTCCAAAAGGATTGCATCATTTATACAGATGATGGAATTGAATTGATAGGTGATACAAGCCTGACAAAACTTCTTTATTCAAGGCAGTTGTGCAGTCAGTACAACAAAAATAAAATTCAAGCATTTAAAGATTTGGTTGCATCAACAAATGACAGGTTGATTGTATTCTACAACTTCAATGAAGAATTGTGGGAACTAAAACAGGTATGTGAAGAACTTGAAAGACCTACTTCTGAAATCAATGGTCACACGAAAGACCTTACTGCATATGAACAGGAAAGTGATTCAGTAACACTTTGTCAGTATCAATCAGCTTCAAAAGGGTTGAATCTTCAGAAATGCAACAAAATGATTTATTTCAGTTTGACATTATCTTCAGAAGATTTTGAACAGTCCAAGAAGAGGATTCACAGGATTGGACAAGAACAACCTTGTTTCTATTATTTAATGATTTGTAGGGGAACAGTTGAAGAACAAATAATGCACACATTAAAGGAAAGGAAGGATTTCACAGATGAATTGTTCAAAGAAGAAATTGATTAGAAAGATTCACAAATTCATTATTAAAGCAATAACAGTTGCAAATGGGTTTTCACTTCTGTTTTGGATGTGTGCGATTAATTCAATCATATCATGGCAACCTTATGTGATTATGATGTCGAATGTTGCATGGTTATTCTTGGTTTTATATGCAAATGGTTGGATTGTAGACACAGAACCATATTATGAAAGGATGGAAAGATATGAAGAAATGTAAAATCACAATGGAAGAAAACAGAGAATGTCAGAACTGTTGTTTCTTCTGTGATAAGAAAGAAACTTGTGAAGATGTTTGTGGTGAAATGGAAGAAAGATGTGAAGAACAGGTTGATGTATCAAATGAACTTGATGTCATCAATTCAGCAGTTCCTGATGTGCTTCAGGCAATCACAGACATCACAGTTCAGAAAAAGAAACTTGATGAACAGGAAAAAGTGATGAAGCAGAAGTTGCTTCAGGCAATGGAAGAATATGGTGTGAAATCATTTGAGAATGCAAAGGTGAAATTCATGTATGTAGCACCAACAACAAGAACATCTATTGATTCAGCAAAACTGAAGAAAGAACACCCTGACATTGCTGAACAGTATTCCAAGACATCAAATGTCAGTGCATCAGTTAGAATCACAGTGAAGTAGGTGATGATTATGCGTAAACCAAATGGATATGGTTCAGTTTATAAATTATCAGGAAAGAGAAGAAAACCTTGGTGTGTCAGAATCACTGAAGGTTGGGACATTGACTTGCAATCAGGAAAAGTCATTCAGAAAAGAAAGGTTGTTGGTACATATGCCACAAAAGAAGAAGCAGAGAATTCTTTGGAAGATTATACAAATCATCCTAGAAAATACTATGATGGGAAGTCATATGTGTATGTTATAACAAACGGAAGATTCTTGAAAATAGGGAAAAGTAATAATCCAAATAAGAGGTTGAAAGCATTACAAACAGCATCTCCTGAAAAATTAGAAATCTTGACAACTTTTGAATGTGATAATGAAGAAAAAGCATACATGTTAGAAAGTAAACTTCAAAAATCGTTTTCATCAAAAAGAACTATTCCTATTACTGGAAGCGGTAGACCTTGTGAATGGTTTGATGTCACACTTGATGATGTGATTGAATTAGAAAGAAGGTGTTCACTATAGCATCAGAAAAAAGTTTTGAAAACAGAGTCAAGAAGTTCTTGAAAGAACAAGGGTGTTACTTCATTAAATATTGGGGTGGTGGTGAATTCACCAAAGCAGGTGTTCCTGACATCTTGGTTTGTTGCAATGGAAAATTTTTAGGTGTGGAAGTAAAAGCACAAAATGGAAGACCTTCACCACTTCAAATTCATAATCTGAAGAAGATTGATGATTCAGGTGGATACGGAATCCTTCTATATCCTAACCATTTTGAAGTGTTTAAAAATTTGATTCTTTGTATCAAGGAAGAAGATGTGAATTCAATGTTTAATTACAACATATTCAAACACACATTGAATCAATGGGAATGGAGATTGAAAGCAAATGGATAGATTTCATTTTTCAACTGCACAATGTTTTGACCAATGTCCTGCAAGATTTGATTTCAGATACAGACAGGGAATTGAAACACTTCCACCTGATAATGCAGATAATCCTTTATTATTAGGGACAGCAATTCACAGGGGAATGGAAGTGGGGATGGAACAGGCAATTAAAGAATATAAGAATTCATATCCTGTCATCAATGACCTGAATATCAATGAAATCATTAAGTTGGAATATTGGATTCCAAGAATGAAGGAACTTCTGCCTGAAGGACTTCATGAAGTGAATTTCAAGAATGAAGTCTATGAAGGAACAGCAGACCTTCTTGTTCCATGCACAAAGCATGATTTGGAACTTCCACATGGTCAATTTGATTTGTATGATTTCAAGTATTCAAACAATGTTGACCATTATATGGAATCAGAACAGTTGCATGTGTACAAGTATTATTTGGAAAGAATCAAGGGAATCAAAATCAGAAGAATGTTCTTTGTGTTTGTTCCAAAGGTTCAAATCAAGCAAAAGAAAACTGAAGAACTTCAAGAATTTAGGTTCAGGATTCTTCAGGAATTGAAAAAAAGGGAAATAGAAATTAAAGAAGTTATCTATGACCCTGAAAAAGTAATTAAGTTTCAAGACACCTGCATGAAGATAGGATTGACAAGTGAATATAAGAAAGAAGTCAATTATCTTTGTAATTGGTGTGAATATAAGGACTATTGTCAGAAAGGAATTGATTATATGAATTTACCAAAGGCAGAAAGAAGACAGGTTGGACAGACAACCAAAAGAAAATTGTGGATTTATGGCGGTGCTTTCAGTGGAAAGACAACATTCATGGATGAAGCACCTTCACCATTGAATTTGAACACTGATGGAAACATTCAGTTCGTCACAATGCAGTTCGTTCCAATTAAAGACACAATGGAAGGAAGACAGAAAGTCCTTGCATGGAAGGTTTTCAAAGACACAATTGATGAATTGGAAAGAACAGCAGGTCAGAATGGATTCAAAACAATTGTGGTTGACCTTCTTGAAGATACATATGAATCTTGCAGATTATATATGTATGACAAGTTAGGTATTACACATGAATCAGACGATTCATTTAGAGCATGGGACAAGGTCAGAACAGAATTCTTATCAACAATCAGAAGATTGGTCAATCTTGATTACGAAAATATTGTTCTGATTAGTCATGAAGATACATCAAAGGACATCACCAAGAAGTCAGGTGACAAGATTACATCAATCAAACCGAACATTCCTGAAAAGATTGCAAACAAAATTGCAGGTATGGTTGATATTGTAGCAAGGGTTGTGGTTGAAGATGATGAATCAAGAACCTTGAACTTCAAATCCAATGAAGTCATCTTTGGTGGTGGTAGACTGAAGAATATTAAAACAACATCTTGTCCTTTGGATTGGGAAGAACTTCTGAAAGTCTACAATGAAGCAAATTTTTTTGACAACCATGCTGAAAAAGTTCAGGAAGAAAAACTTGAAAGTGATGAAGAACTTCCATTCAAAGAAGATGGAAAGCAGGAAGAGGATGTTCAGGAAGAAAAACCTGCTGAAGAACCAAAGTCTGAAAGAAAATCAAGAAGAACAAGAAAGGAAAGATAATCATGAAGATGACCAAGACTATCGCAAAAATGAAAGAACAGGGAATGTATGAAAGAATTCACAGTTTTGTGAAGGATAAGATTCAGGAAGGGGATAACCCACAGGAACACAAGAAAGAACTTGAATCAATCATTAAGTTTGAATTTGTTCTTGAACACAGTGGTGTAATGGATGTGATGCTTGATGAAATGTCAGATATTGCATTACAGTTGATTGCTGAATCAATCATTGAAGATGCACAGGAAGAATTGAAAATGGATGCATTGAATGCTGTTGATACAGATGCATTGTTTGAGAAAGCAACAGGTCGCAAACCTGATGACAGTGGTTTGAAGAAATCCAATGAAGAAAAGTTGGAAGATGCAATTGTTGATGGATTTTTAAATTTTTTAAATGATGTATTAGGTAAATAAGAAAGGTTAAAAAGGTGAAAATTATGAGTATTTTTGATAAATGGGATAACAACATTGATACAGATGGACTTCAGAAAGATATTGCTGAAGCAGAAAAAAGTGGTGGTTCAGGGAACTATGAAGAAGTTCCAACAGGTACATATGAAGTGAAGATTGAAAAAATGGAAATTAAGGAATCCAAAAAAGGTGACCCAATGTTCTTCTGTCAGTTCAGAATCCTTCAAGGTAATTTCAAGAACAGTTGCATGTTCATGAATCAGGTAATCACACAGGGATTCCAAATTGGACAGGTTAATAAATTCCTTCGTGCATTGGATGCAGTTGATGAAGTGGAATTCAAATCATATGGTCAGTATAATGATTTGATTCTTGACATCATGGAAGAAATTGATGGGAAACTTGAATTCCTTGTTGAATTTAAGAAGTCAAAGAAAGACTTCCCAATTTATGAAATCAAAGAAGTTTATGAAGTAGAGTAATGAAAGGCAGGTGGATATGATGTTGTTCTTTGACTTTGAAGTTTTTGTCAAGGATTGGTTGGTTGTAGTCCTTGACATGGATGCAAAGAAAGAACATGTCATCATCAATTCACCTGCTGACCTTTTAACATTATATGAAGAACACAAGTCAGACATATGGGTTGGATTCAACAATCATCATTATGATGATTATATTTTGAAGGGAATCCTTTGTGGTATGAATCCAAAAGAAATCAATGATTTTATCATCTTGAAAGAAGAAGCAGGTTGGAAGTTTTCCAACCTGTTCAAAGAAATTCCACTTCTTTCTTATGATGTTTTTCAAGCAAAAATAGACAGGGGATTGAAGTTCTTTGAAGGGTCACTTGGGAATATGGTGAAGGAATCATCCATTCCATTTGATATTCCAAGGAAGTTGACTGAAGAAGAACTTCAAGAAACTGTTAAATATTGCAGGCATGATGTGGAACAGACTGTGGAAGTATTCATGGAAAGAAAGTCAGACTTTGATGCAATTATATCATTGATTCAAATGTTCCCTGAATCATTATCAATCAGGGATATTGGTCTAACAAAAGCACAAATCAGTGCAAAGATTCTTGAATGTGAAAGGGTCAGCAGAAATGATGAATTTGACCTGTTTATTCTTCCTTGTATTGACATTAAGAAATACAAGAAAGCAATTGACTTCTTTTTAAATCCTGATAATCATAGTTATTCAAATAAGATGACAATGATGATTGCAGGATTAGAACACACACTTGCATGGGGTGGAATACATGCAGGAAAAGAAAAATATATGAACCTTGGGAAAGGCAGGCAGATTTGGCATGTTGATGTGGCTTCATTCTATCCAAGGTTGATGATATTCCATGACTTGCTTACAAGGAACAGCAGAAAGCCTGAAAAATTCAAAATGATTTATAACAGGCGAATTGAATTGAAACATGCAGGAAAAAAGAAAGAACAAGCACCTTTGAAAATCGTAATCAATGGAACATATGGAATAAGCAAAGCGAAAACATCAAGTGCATATGACCCAAGGAATGCAAATCTTATCTGTATGAATGGGCAGTTGATGCTTGTAGACTTGATTGAACATCTTGAAAAGATAGATGGATTTGAATTGATACAGTCCAACACAGATGGTTTGATTGTTAGTCTGCCTGACACAGATGAAGCATTTGAACAGATGGATGACATTTGTTTTGAATGGGAAAAAAGATGCAACATGGAACTTGAATTTGATGAAATCAGTTCTATTTGGGAAAAAGATGTGAACAACTATGTATTCATATTTAGCAATGGGAAGATTGAAAGAAAAGGTGCGTATGTCAAAGAATTGTCTGCATTAGATTATGACCTTCCAATTGTCAACAAGGCAATTGTGAATAGATTGGTCAAAGGAATTCCAATCGAACATACAATCATGGGATGCAATGACCTAAAGGAATTCCAAATGATAAAGAAGATTTCTTCCAAATATAAATGTCTTCTTCATGGTGGGTATTGGGAAAAGTACAAAGGAATCAATCCATCAACAGGAAGATTGAAAACCTTCAGTAAATTTGTTGGTAATGCAAAAGAAATGAATGAAAGATGTGTCAGGGTTTTTGCTTCAACAAGTCTTCAGGATGGTGGTCTTTGGAAAATCAAGAATGATGGAAGTCAGGCAAAGGTGGAAGGGACACCTGAACATTGCTTCATTTTCAATGAAGGAGTGAATGGGGTGACTGTACCTTCAAAATTAGATAGGAAATGGTATATACAAACTGCATATGACAGGATTGCAGGATTTGGAATAGATGAAGGAAGGTGATTGACATGGGTTGGAAAGGTAATAAAGAAGTATTCAAAGGGTATGCGACAGGTGATGGAAAGAATCCAACCATGAAGGTCAAGGATGCAAAACTTCTTTCATGGGAACAGATTGAAGGAAATCATTCCTTTGGTGCAATCCTGAACAAAGATTATGTGGACATTAGTTTTGACAGTGATGAACTGTCACAGAAGTTTTGGGATATGGCAGAACAGAACAATTGGAATTGTCTGATTCTTGAAAACCCAAACAATGGACATATTCACAGTTATTGGAAAGACACCCATCACAGAATTGAAAAGGGTGGAAGGGACAAGAAACTTGCAGTTGGATTGATTGCTGACATTCATTCAGGTTCAACATACATTCCTTTGAAGGTGGATGGTGTGGACAGATTTCCCCCATCCTTTGAACCTTCACAGGTGGATGAAGTCCCTGATGAACTTCTTCCTGTGAATACACAGATTGACCTGATGGACTTGTCAGAAGGGTCAGGAAGGAATGATGACCTATTCAAATACATCCTTATTCTTCAGTCACAGTTGATGTTGGATGTAGATGCTATAAGAAAAGTATTAGGAAACATCAATCAATTCATCTTCAAAGAACCATTATCTGATGAAGAAATGGAAGTCATCACAAGGGATGAAGCATTTGCAAAGCCTATATTCTATAAAGGGAAAACATTCCTTCACAATGCCTTTGGTCAGTATTTGAAGCAGGAATTCCATGTCATCAGAATCAATGGTCAGTTACATGTATATGACAATGGGATATATAAGTCAGGTTATCGGTTTATTGAATCAAAGATGATTGAGATTATCCCAACACTGAAGGCAAACCACAGAACTGAAACACTGAAGTTCTTGGAAATTATAACACCTGAAGACACTATGACATCAGATGCACATTTGATTGCATTCAGAAATGGTGTTTACGATTTGGAAACAGATGAACTTCTTCCATTCAGTCCTGACTATGTTATTACAAACATTATTCCTTGGGACTACAATCCTGAAGCATACAGTGAACTGTGTGATAAGACATTGGACAAGATGTCCTGCAATGATAAAGAAATCAGGGCAGTGTTGGAAGAATCAATTGGATATACATTTTTTAGACAGAATGAACTATCCAAGTCTTTTATCCTGACAGGGTCAGGGTCAAATGGTAAATCAACATTTTTGGATATGGTGAAGAATGTTCTTGGAAGACCAAACTATGTGTCACTTGATATGGATGAATTATCAGAAAGATTTTCAGTTTCATCCATGTTTGGGAAACTTGCAAATATTGGTGATGATTCAAATGATGAATTTCTTCAGGGAAAAGCATTGTCACAGTTTAAAAGACTTGTGTCAGGTAATGACATGAAGGGTGAAAATAAGGGACAGGATGTGTTCTTCTTCAAACCAATGACAAAGTTGTTCTTCAGTTTCAATGAAATCCCAAGAATGAGAAACAGGGGATTTGATGCAATCATAAGAAGACTTGTAATCATTCCATTTAATGCAAAGTTTTCAAAAGAAGACCCTGATTATGATGCAGGTATTACATGGAAACTAAAGAAACAGGATGTTGCAGAATATCTGATTCAACTTGGAATCCAAGGATTGAAAAGAGTTCTTGCAAATCAAGGTTTTACAGATTCAAAGAAAGTACAAGCTGAAGTTGACCAATTTAAAAAGGACAATAATCCAATTCTTTTGTTCTTGGAAGAAGTAAATGAATCTGAAATCTTGAATCATGAAACCAAAGAAGTCTTTGCAAGATATGATTCATTCTGCAATGACAATGGATTCACAAGGATTGCAATGCAGACTTTTACAAAGGAAATAAAAAGACATCTGAAATGTGATAGGAAGGATGTCAGGATTGATGGAAAGAAAAAAATAATATTTATAAAGTAGGTGATTGATATGAAAGATTTAAAATTAAGTCCTTTATTTGAAGAACCTGACGGACAGATGTCCATGGTTGAAGATAATGTCAATCATCCATCCCATTATTGTCAAGATGGTGGGATGGAATGCATTGATGAAATGATTGCTATTTTTGGAAAAGAAAAAGTCAAAGCATTCTGTTTATTGAATGTTTGGAAATATAGAAAAAGAGCAGTGTTTAAAAATGGAAAAGAAGACTTGAAGAAGTCTGATTGGTACATGAAGAAGTACATTGAACTTGGTGGAAAGCAGGTGAAATAAAATGAATTATCATGACATCACAAAGGATGACATGTTGAATGGTGATGGATTGCGTGTGGTGTTATGGGTTGCAGGTTGTGAACATCAATGTGATGGGTGTCAAAATCCCATCACATGGAATCCTGAATACGGCATCCCATTTGACGAAAAAGCAAAATATGAACTATTCACAGAACTAGAAAAAGACTATATTTCAGGAATTACTTTCAGTGGTGGTGACCCATTACATCCCCAAAATGTGCTGATGGTTTCAGGAATCATAAATGAAATCAAGGAATCTTTCCCAAACAAGACTGTATGGATATACACAGGATATTGTTGGGAAGATGTCAGTTATATGACAGCATTGTGGAAAAATGTTGATGTTCTTGTGGATGGTAGATTTGAAAAAGATAAGTTGGATGTCAGTTGTCCTTGGGTTGGTTCTACTAATCAAAGGGTAATAGATATTCAAAAAACATTGAAGGAAGGGAAGGTGATTCTTCATGAAAGTCATTAAAAAAGATGGAACAGTTGAAGCATATAACTTTGAAAAGATAAGGAATGCAATTAGCAAATCAGCAGAAAGGGTGATGATTCACCTGAATGACAAAGACTTTTCATTGATTCAGGAATGTGTTGAAGATGCACTTCATTTTTTAGATAGTGATGTTCCTGTGTCTGTGATGCACAACATTGTGGAAGATGTACTTGAAGGATTCAATCCTGACATTGCGAAATCATACAAAGATTATCGCAATTACAAGAAAGACTTTGTTCACCTGATGGATGAAGTTTATACAAAATCACAGTCAATTAGATTCATTGGTGATAAAGAAAATAGTAACACTGATTCTGCATTAGTGGCAACGAAAAGATGTTTGATTTTCAATGAATTAAATAAAAGACTTTATAGGAAATTCTTTATGACAAAAGCAGAACTGCAAGCCTGCAAGGAAGGTTATATCTATATCCATGACCAATCTGCAAGAAATGACACAATGAACTGTTGTTTGTGTGATGTTGGTTCTGTCATGCGTGGTGGTTTTGAAATGGGAAATATTTGGTATAACGAACCAAAGACATTGGACACAGCCTTTGATGTAATGGGGGATATTATTCTATCAACAGCATCACAGCAGTATGGTGGTTTCACAGTTCCTGAAGTGGATAAGATTCTTGAACCATATGCAAATAAATCTTATCAGAAATACTTTGATGAATTGACTTCATATGGTCTTCCTGCTGATGAACAGACTATGAATATTGCAACAGAGAAAGTCAGAAGGGACTTTGAACAGGGATGGCAAGGAATTGAAATGAAGCTGAACACAGTTGGTTCATCAAGGGGTGATTATCCATTCATCACAATGACATTTGGATTGGACACAAAAACATTTGGAAAGATGGCATCCATCACTTTCCTTCAGGTTCATGCAAAAGGACAGGGGAAAGAAGGAAACAAGAAACCTGTTCTGTTTCCAAAGTTGGTGTTCTTGTATGATGAAAAGATTCATGGAAAAGGTTGCATCAGTGAAGATGTGTTTGAAGCAGGAATTGATTGCAGTTCAAAGACAATGTATCCTGATTGGTTATCACTGTCAGGGGATGGATATGTTGCTGAAATGTATCAGAAATATGGAAAGGTAGTCAGTCCTATGGGATGCAGAGCATTCTTGTCACCTTGGTTTGAACGTGGTGGAATGACACCTGCTGATGCAGATGACAAACCTGTTTTCGTTGGAAGATTCAACATTGGTGCAGTCAGTCTTCATCTTCCAATGATTCTTGCAAAAGCAAGAAGGGAATCGAAAGATTTTTATGAAGTGCTTGACTATTATCTTGAAATGATTCGTGGAATTCACAAAAGAACATATGACTACTTGGGTGAAATGAAAGCATCAGTCAATCCAATAGCATACTGTGAAGGTGGTTTCTATGGTGGACATTTACATCCACAGCAGAAAATCAAACCATTATTAAAGACAGCAACAGCATCGTTTGGAATCACTGCATTGAATGAACTTCAAGAACTTTACAATGGAAAATCATTGGTGGAAGATGGTTCATTTGCATTGGAAGTCATGGAACACATCAATGACAAGGTGAATCAGTTCAAACAGGAAGATGGTTGGTTGTATGCAATCTATGGAACACCTGCTGAAAGTCTTTGTGGTCTTCAGGTAGAACAGTTCAGAAAAGAATTTGGAATCATTGAAGGTGTATCTGACAGAGCATATGTGTCAAATAGTTTTCATTGTCATGTAACAGAAGACATCAGTCCAATTCAGAAGCAAGATTTGGAAGGAAGATTTTGGAATCTGTGCAATGGTGGGAAGATTCAATATGTTCGTTATCCTGTGGGATATAACAAGGATGCAATTAGAACATTGGTCAGAAGGGCAATGTCAAAAGGTTATTATGAAGGTGTAAATCTTTCATTGGCATACTGTGATGACTGTGGTCATCAGGAATTGGAAATGGATGTGTGTCCTGTCTGTGGTTCTTCCAACCTAACCAAGATTGACAGAATGAATGGTTATCTTTCTTATAGCAGGGTTCATGGTGATACAAGATTGAATAATGCAAAGATGGCAGAAATTGAAGAAAGGAAATCAATGTAAATAAATGGGGAACATAAAGTTCCCCTATCAAAGAAAGGTGAACAACTATGGAAAATATCAAAATTAAATATGATACTGATGACATCAAGCACATTGAAAAAATTGAACAGGGTGATTGGATTGATTTGAGAAGTGCAGAAGATGTGACAATGTTTCTTGGTGAATACAAAATGATTTCACTTGGTGTTGCTATGCAGTTACCTGAAGGATATGAAGCGCACATTGCACCAAGGTCTTCCACATTTAAGAATTTTGGAATCATCTTGGTCAATGGAATTGGAATTGTTGACAACAGTTATTGTGGTGACAATGACATTTGGAAGTTCCCTGCATTGTGTCTGAAGCATGAAGGAACAATCATCAAGAAAGGTGACAGAATCGCACAGTTCAGAATTGTCAAGAAGCAACCTGAAATCAGATTTGAAACAGTAGAACATCTTGATGGTGTAAATCGTGGTGGAATCGGTTCAACAGGGGTGAAATAGATGAAAGAAGAAATTAAAGAATTAAGAAAAGAAATCTTGTCTGACATCAGAAGAAAAAGAATTTTATATAGTAACAGGGATGTAACCCTTGTTATCATTCAAGTAGGACATGACCCTGCATCAGACATCTATATTAGAAATAAAATTAAAACATGTGATTCCGTTGGAATTCACACAAAAATATTAAACCTGCATGAACAAACATCTTTGTCTGAAATTATAAATCGTATTAGAGAACTTGCATATGATAGAACTGTTCATGGAATCATACTTCAACTTCCACTTCCTGACCACTTGAAAGAACATCAGCAGGAAATCTTGGATGAAATTCCATGGTGTAAAGATGTGGATGGTCTTTCAACAGCATCAATTGGAAGACTTTGGACAGGTAGAACATGCTTGAAACCTGCAACAGCATTTGGTGTTGTAATGTTATTGAACAAAGTACATTCACCAAAAAACAAAAATGTAGCAATAGTTAGTAGGTCACCATTGATTGGAAAACCATTGATAAAGATGCTGTTGGATAAAAATGCAACAGTAAAGGTATATCATACATATTCAGACAAAGAAGAAATGGAACATATTTTTGAAGTAAATGATATTGTCATCACAGGTATGGGTGATACATTTCTTTCAGAATTTCATGATGATTATACAACATGGATTGACTGTGGAATTATTAGAAAAGAAGATGGAACAATTTGCGGTGATGCAGGTGATTTGAAGTCAGATTATATTACACCTGTTCCATGTGGTATTGGAACATTGACAACAGCGTGTGTTGCTTATAACACAATGTTAGCGTATATGATTCAGAAGGGGTGATTATAATGAAATTTTTGATAAAATTATCCTTATTGATTATCAGTTGGGGAATATACGGAAGTGTTGAAAAATGTGATAATACTTCAGATTTTTATATGGTTTTATTATCAATTATGATTATTTTGGGATAAGAAAGGAATAAAAATATGTTAGAATGTAAAGTTTTAGGAATAAATGGTGTTGACCATGCAATCAGGGGAATGAGAAATCCAATGAATTCATGGAATAAATCTGATTCATGTTGGAAAGATTCAGAACTGAATCCTGTTTATCATGATGATTTCAATGATGGTGTTACTGCATATTCAATTGGTGAGAACGATAAAGACCTGATGAAAAGACTTTTCAAAGGTGGAACAGAACACAGAAAATATCTAAGAATGATTCAGGTATATGTGGACATCACCGCACCATTGTATTGGTGGAAAGAATTTGATACATACAAAATTGGAACTGTCTGCAATTCCTGTTCCACTATGCACAAGATTCATTCCAAGGAATTCACATTGGATGACTTCAGTCATGAACATTTGAGTTGTGGTGAATATGGGAATGTAGAAATGATGAAGTGTGTAATTGATTGTTTGAATGTAGCAAGGGAAAAATTCATTGAAACCAAAGACAAATCAGAATGGTGGCAGATGATTCAACTTCTTCCTTCATCATACAATCAGAAACGCACTGTGATGTTGAATTATGAAGTGGTGGTGAACATCATCAATCAGAGAAAAAATCACAAATTAGATGAATGGCATCAGTTGGTTGATGAATTCAAACAATTACCTATGATTGAATATTTGATGGAATAAAGTGTTCTTGGTTGTTCTTGCTGTTCTTGGTGCAGAAAAATTCAGCAGATTGAATCAGCGAAAATGTAAATATAATATGCTGAATCTGTAAGCACCTAGAACACAAAGAACAGCACCTAGAACAGCTAGAACCCTTATAAATAGGGGGATTCAGGACATCTGTTCTTGGTGTTCTTGGTGTTCTTGCTACTTTTTACTTTTAAGCATTTTAAGTAAAAATAAGGTATTTTATATGATTTTATGTCAGAAAAAATAAATATATATATAGTAGTAGGTTTTACCAAGAACACAAAGAACAGCTAGAACAAGGAAGGAAGATACTATGATTCTTGATGAAATCAGAAAATTGAAAATTGAAATTGATGATTTACAATTGAAGGTTGATAGTTTTACAACAACGAGTGCTATCAGATATGACAAAGAGTGTGTTCAAACGAGTCCATCAGGTGATTCACTTGAAAAGTCAGTTATTAGATTGATTGAAGATAAAGATAAGCTATCAGGATTGAAAAATAAATATGAATTTTTATGTTCTATAATTGATATGAACAAATACACTAAAAGACAAAAAGAATTTATTAGTTTGTATTATTTGAAAGCATGTCCTATGAAGAAATGTTGTTTGTTGATGAAAACAAATTATAATAATTTATGCAATATAAAAAAAAGGATAGAGTGCTGAATATATTCAACAAAATATTGACAAGTGAAGTGAATGTGATATAATATATATGATGAGAAAATATAATTATAAATAAGTGAAGGACACCACCCTGAAAAGGGCAGGTGTCCTTTTGCGTTGGCATAAATTTTTGAAAGGGGGTGTCAGGATGACAGACAAACAGAAGATGTTCTGTGAAGAATTCGTTGGGTGTGGAAATGCGACACAATCAGCAATCAAGGCAGGATATTCTGAAAAGACTGCAAAGCAGATTGGACAAAAATTATTGACAAAAATTGACCTTCAGTCATATATAAGAGAATTGCAGTCAGAAATCAAATCAGAAAAAATCTTGGATGCTAGACAGATGCAGGAAGTCCTGACATCTATCATTTTACAGGAATCAGAAGAAGAAGTGATTGTTGTTGAAGGATGTGGTGATGGATGTTCTGAAGCAGTTACCAAAACAAAGACAGCATCACAGAATGATAGAATCAAGGCTATTCAGCTACTTGCAAGAATGCAGGGTGTCCTTGATACCAATATGAATGTAAATCTGATGTTACCTGTCTTTGGGGGTGAAGAAGACCTTGAAGACTAAAGGAAGAAGCAGAGGAAATGTAAAAGCACAGAGAAAAAGAAAACAGCAAAGACAGAAAGTCCCAAGAACTAAGAATGAATATTGGTGTATTGATGGGAACTTTACAGTTCACCCATTAGCATATTGCACTTATTATCATGGGGTTCTAACACAGGGATTGATGAACACACATCATTGCAAAGAAAAAGGATGTCATAGGTTAAGGGAAGGTGATTCCTTTGAATAGGAACAGGAAATATTTCCACCTTCCTTCCATTGTTGGAAAAGGATATAAACAGTTTTGGAATTTTAAAGGGAGATATAAGGTCTGTAAAGGTTCACGAGCATCAAAGAAATCAAAGACAACTGCATTGTGGTTTATTTACAATCTGATGAAATATCCTGATGCAAACCTTTTGGTTATTCGTAAAACCTTCAGAACATTGAAGGATTCATGTTTTGCTGATTTGAAGTGGGCATGTCACAGACTTGGTTGTGACCACTTATGGTCATTTACATTGTCCCCACTTGAAGCAACCTATCTTCCAACAGGTCAGAAGGTTTATTTTAGGGGATTGGATGACCCATTGAAAGTCACATCTATTGCAGTAGACAAAGGATGTCTGTGTTGGATGTGGATTGAAGAAGCCTATGAAATTATGTCTGAAGCAGACTTTGACATGTTGGATGAATCTATTCGTGGTGAATGTCCTGAAGGGTTATTCAAGCAGGTCACATTGACATTCAACCCATGGAATGAACACCATTGGTTGAAGAAAAGATTCTTTGACAATCCTGATGAAGACACACTTGCAATGACTACCAATTATTTATGTAATGAATGGTTGGACAAGTCAGACTTGAAAGTCTTTGAAAGAATGAAGAAGAACAATCCAAGAAGATATGCTGTTGCAGGTCTTGGTGGATGGGGAATTGTTGATGGTCTGATATATGAGAATTGGAAAGAAGAAAAGTTCACACTTGCAGATGTTAAAGGACTGAAGACAAGATGTGGATTGGACTTTGGTTATACCAATGATGAAACAGCATCACCAATAATGTTCCTTGATTTGGAAAATAAGAAATTGTATATATGGGATGAACTTTACAAAACAGGGTTATCCAATAAGAAAATATATGAAGAACTATCATCAATGGGTTATTCAAAAGAAAAGTTCACAGGTGATTCTGCTGAACCAAAATCCATTGATGAATTGAAATCCCTTGGGTTAAGAATAAAAGGAGCAAAGAAAGGAAAGGACAGCATCAACAATGGTATTCAGTGGATTCAAGACCTTGAAATTATCATTCATCCAAGATGTGTCAACTTCCTTACAGAAATATCCAACTACACATGGGACAAAGACAAATTTGGTAAAAAATTAAATGTTCCAATTGATGACTTCAACCATCTAATGGATGCAATGCGGTATGGACTTGAAGATGACATCATTGGGAATACATGGTTATTTTAGAAGAAAGGTGGTGAATGAAATGTTGGAAAATGATGAAATTTTGAAGTTTATCAGTGAAGACAAAACTTCAGGAAGAAAAAGAGAAGCAAAGATTGGTCAGAAATATTATGATGGTGAACATGACATCCTTGATTATAGGATGTTTTATTTTAATTCTGATGGAAAACTTGTTGAAGATGATACAAGGTCAAATGTTAAGATTCCACATCCTTTCTTCACAGAGTTGGTTGACCAAACTGTTCAGTATATGTTATCAGGTAAAGATGAATTGATTAAGTCAGACATCCCTGAACTTCAGACAAGATTGGATGAATACTTTGATGATGACTTCATCTGTGAATTGAATGATGTTCTGACAGGGACACAGTCCAAAGGTTTTGAATATATGTATGCCTACATGAACAGAAATGGAAAGATGTCATTTGAATGTGCAGATGGACTTGGTGTTGTAGAAGTCACTGCAAAAGATTCATCTGATGGTGAAGAATACATCATTTATTATTATGATGACAGAATCATGAAAGATGACAAGATTGTGACAAGGGTTCAGGTTTGGGATGATGAAAGAACATATTTCTTTGTTTTGGATGATGGAAAACTTGTTGAAGATGACAAAGAACCAATAAATCCAAGACCACATGTCATCTATCACAAAGAAGGTGATGATTCCATTTATTATGACACATTTGGATTTATTCCATTTTTCAGACTGGATAATAACAAAAAACAGTGGTCAGGACTGCATCCAATAAAATCCTTGATTGATGATTATGACATGATGTCCTGTGGTCTTTCCAATAACCTTGCAGATTTTGACCATCCAATTCATGTGGTCAAAGGATTTCAGGGTGATTCCTTGGATGAACTTGCTGTGAATCTGAAGACCAAGAAAATGATTGGAACATCACCTGATGGTGGTTTGGAAGTTCACACAGTAGATATTCCATATCAGGCAAGACAAGCAAAGATGCAGGAAGATGAAAAGAACATATATAGATTTGGTATGGGATTCAATTCTGCACAGTTGGGTGATGGTAATGTGACCAATGTGGTTATTAAGTCAAGATATGCTTTATTGGATTTGAAGTGTAATAAACTAGAAATCAGGATGAAGCAGTTCTTGAAAAAGATTGTGACAGTGATTGTTCAGGAAATTAACAGATTGGATGGAACAGACTATCAAATCAATGATGTGTATTTTAACTTTGAAAGGGAAGTGATGACCAATGCACAGGACAATGCAACCATTGAAAAGATTGATGCAGAAAAGAAAAAGATTGTGATTGAAACCATGTTGGAACTCCAAAACGTGCTTGATGATGAAACAATCATTCAGGCAATCTGTGAAACACTTGATGTTGATTATGAATCTATCAAAGACAAGTTACCTGAAGATGACATGATGGATAATCAGCAGGCATTGGATATGGTTGAAAGTGGTGATATGATTGAATAATGTTGAAAAGACCATCACCAAAGCACAACTGAAGTTGGAACAAAGGGCATTGAAGGAATTGAAAAAGTCCTATGAGAAAGCAAAGCATGACATTGAAATTCAAATATCTGCCTTGAATGCAAGGAAGGACATGCAGAACCTTCAATCAATCATCTATCAAAAGAAATATCAAGAAATTCTTCTGAAGCAAATTGAAGGTGTCATTGATGACCTGAATAAAGGTCAATATGAAACATTACAAGACTTCTTTGAAGGGGCATATGCAACAGGGTATATTGGTTCAATGTATGACCTGCACAATCAAGGAATTCCATTGGTGATTCCAATTGACCCAAAGAAGATGGTCACAGCAGTAATGACAGATTCAAAACTGTCAAAGAATTATTATCAGAACAAGGTTCTTCCTGAAAACCTGTCAACATTAAAAAGGAATGTCAGACAGGAATTGACAAGGGGAATTGCATCAGGCAAAACATGGATTGAAGTCGCATATCAAGTTGCATCAGGAATGAATAGTCCATTCAATAGGGCAATGCGTGATGCAATGCGTATTGTTAGAACTGAAGGTCACAGAATCAATCAGCAGGGATTCTTGGATGCTTCACACGAAGCAAAAGACAAGGGTGCTGATGTGGTGAAACAATGGGATTCCACATTGGATGGAAACACAAGACCTGCACACAGAATTGCAGATGGTCAAATCAAGGAACTTGATGAACCATTCATTGTGGATGGTGAAAAGATGGATGCACCTTCCATTGGTGGTTCTGCAAGGAATGTCTGCAATTGCAGATGTCAACTTCTTCAAAGAGCAAGATGGGCATTGGATGAAGTTGAACTGAAAACACTTCAGGACAGGGCGAACTTCTTTGGTCTTGATAAATCACAAGATTTTGATGACTTTAAACAGAAGTATTTGAAGTTACCTGATAAAGCTGATACAATGAAAATAAACAATACATTTAATATTCCTGTCGTTGGTTCTGATGAATACTATCAGAAATGTAAATCTTTATTTAAAATAAGGAATGTTGAATATAACCCTGTTAAACATCATAATAAAAAGATAACCAATGATGAAATTATAAAAGCACTTGCAGGATGGGATAAGACAGATGGTTCTTGTGCTTCTGTTGCTTTTGCGTACATTGGACAGAAACTTGGATTTGATGTTCGTGACTTCAGAGGTGGAAAAAGTATGGAGACTTTTAGAAGTTGGGACAACCTTGAAGCATTTGTGAAAATGGAAGGTTTGAAAGTATTAAGAGCAAAAGGAAAATGTTCACTTACTGTTGGAAATAGACTTTTGAAACAAATTGAAGAAGGGAAAGAATACTATTTATGTGTTGGACAACATGCTTCAATTGTTAGAAAAAAAGACGGTGTCATTCAGTATTTGGAATTGCAAGCAAGTCTTGAAAGTGGTGTTGGTGGTTGGAAAAATTTCAATGGAAATCCAAAATATACTTTAAATCATAGATTTGGATGCAACAATACTTCAAACCCTTGGCATGAAAAACTTGATTTCATGATTGACCTTGAAGACAGTGAATTCAATGAAGATGAAATTCAATCACTTCTTGGATTCATTAACACAAATGTTGGTGAAGAAATGAAAGGTGCAGGTGGTAATATAAGATGATGTGGTACAAAAACAATCCTGATGATAAGATATGGTGGAAAGATACATCTGAAAAGTGCATTGGTGAATTTGTGTTTTCTTTTGATAAGAAGAAAGAATTCAACATGTTCAGAGATTATCCACATGAACTGACAGAAGAACAAAAACAAATATTTGATGAAGAGAATCCATATTGGAAGGAATTCTTCAAAGATAGAAACTAAAAGCATCCTTGAAGGATGCTTTTTTATTGTCCTGAATAAGACATTAAACTGTTCTTTTTTAATGTCTAAAACAGAAATCACACAAGACATAACTTGTAAAAATTGTATGTGAAAGGAAGGAAACAAAATGACATTACAAGAAATTTTAAAAGCAAAAGGTTTGACAGATGAACAGATTGCAGAAGTTATCAAAGATATGAAAGCAAATAAAATCTTCACTGCATCTGAAGAAAATCTTGATGTTAGATACACAAAACTGAAAGGTGAACATGATGCTTTAAATGCAAAGCATACTGAAAGTGAAAATTTGATTGCAGAACTTCAAAAAGCTACCAAAGGACAGGAAGACATCCAGTCAAAAATCACAGAGTATGAAGCAACTATTGAAAAGCAGAATGAAGAACTTGAACAGGCAAAAGTTGAATCAGCATTGAAGATTGGTCTTCTGTCAGCAGGTGCGAAAGCATCTGACATTGATTATCTGATTTACAAAATGAATCATGATTCTGATTGGTCACCTGAACTTGGTGAAGATGGTCAGGTCAAAGGTCTTGATGACAAGGTCAAAGGTCTGAAAACACAGTTTCCAAATCAGTTTGATTCTGCAAAGCAGAAAGTCATTGAAGAAAAGAAGTTGGAAAAGACTGATTCAACTGAAAAAAAAGTCAGCAAAGAAGAATTTGCAAAGATGGGTTACAAATCAAGAATCAAATTGAAATCTGAAAACCCTGAATTGTACGCAGAATTGACAAAATAAAGAAAGAAGGTATTTAAGTATGGCAGATTTAAGTAACACAACAACATTAGTAAATGGTGATGTATTTGACCCACAGGTTGTGTCAGATATGATTAACGCAAAAGTAGAGAAAAAGGCAGTAATGAGTGGTTACACAAAAGTTGATAACACACTTCAGGGACAGGCAGGTTCTACTGTTACAGTTCCAAGATGGGGTTACATTGGTGAAGCTAAAGATTATAAAGAAGGTGAACCAATTGACACAACAAAGATGGCATTCACAACTGCTGAATATGGTATCAAGAAAATTGGTAAAGGTGTCAGACTTACTGATGAAGCACAGTTATCAGGTTATGGAAATCCAATGGGAACAGCAACACAGCAGATTGCAATGTCTATTTCTGAAAAGTTAGACAATGACAGAGTTGCTTGTATGTATGAATCGCACAATATTTGTGATGAAACAACAGGTGTTCTTTCTTATGATGCAATTGTAAATGCTGTTGATATGTTCAATGAAGAAGAAGATTCTGCAAAGGTTATTCTTATTCATAGCAATCAGAAAACACAGTTAAGAAAAGACCCTAATTTCATTGATAAATCCAAATTTGGAAATGATGTTATGGTGTCAGGTGCAATTGGTAGAATTGCAGGTTGTGATGTTGTTGTTTCCAACAAAATTGCAAAACATGACACGTTCTACAAAGTAGACAAAGAAAATGGTGATGTTACTGTAAATGGTTCTAACATTGCAGAAATCAAGAAAACACTTCCATTTATTAAAGAAAATGATAAGGTTAAAAAGGTTTCTACACCTGCATATTTTAATCCAATCATTAAGTTGAACAATAATGCGGAAACAGAGGATGACATGCCTGCAATCACATACTTCCTGAAACGTGGAAACCTTGTGGAACATGTTCGTGAAGCAGGTGTTGCAGATAATATTGTCTGCACTGCTCATGGTATGCCTGCCCTTACAAATGAACAAAAAGTTGTTGTATTAAGAACTAAAGCAACAAAATAGTCTTCATTGAAAGAAGGTGAATCTGATGATTATATCAGCAGAAGAATTGATGGAAAAATATCCTGACTTTATTGGTCAGGATGAATCCATCTTGCAGGAAAAACTTGATGGAATTGAACTTCTTATCAGGAAGTACACCAACAACAATTTTCAGAATAGGAACATCAGATTCATTGGTGAATCCATGCGTGACAGAATCTTTGGTGGTCATCCATTCATCAGAGTGGGTGACACACTTCAGATTTCTGAATCACAGGTGAATGATGGTCTTTATGTAGTCAAGGAAGTCAAGGATGACTTTATCAGACTTACAAAAGAACTTTATGATGTACCACACAATATGGTGACAAAGATTGTTTATCCTGTTGATATTAAACAGGGTGTGGTGAATCTGATGAAATATGAATGTAATATGCGTGACAAGATTGGAATTAAATCCGAATCTATCAGCAGGCATTCAGTTACTTATTATGATGTAAATGAAGAAAATCAGGTGATGGGTTATCCTGTTTCCTTGCTTGGTTTTCTAAAACCTTACATGAAAGCAAGGTTTTAATAATGAAGAATCTTGATGGAAATATTACAGCATTGATTCAGGTTAAAGATGAAGGAAAGAAGAATGCACTTGGTGAAAAGGAACATGTGTGGCAAGATGTGACTTGCATGAAAGGGTGGCTTGATTATTTAAGTGGTCAGAATGGTCATGACTTTGATACTAAGTTGCAAAGTACCACACATATTTTCATGTGTGATTTTAAGTCATTCAGAAATTTAAAAAAAGGATGGGTTTGGAATCCATTCAACCTGAAGACAGGTGTCATCCAATCAACTGAACAGGATGGAAAGGTTGTGGATGCGACATCAGAAAATGCAAGAATGGTTATCAATGGGAATGTATATCAGATACTCATGATTGATGACCCTATGGAATTACATCAGCATTTGGAAATTATGCTTCAGTATGTTGGGGGTGGTCTTGGTGTCTAAGAACGTGGTCTTTGAAGATTATTCTGTTCAGGTGAAAGCTGAATTAAAAGACAAAGCAATTTCATTTCTTCATGAAATTGGTGGTGAAATTAGGTCGATTGCACAGAGAAATTCAAGAAGAAAGACATCACAGACAGCAGGTTCTTATGAATACAAAGTTGATGAAGCAGAACTTGCAGTTCACATTGGTTCTAATTATTGGAATGCAATATATGAAGAATTTGGAACAGGTGAACATGCAATAAATGGTGATGGTAGAAAAGGTTATTGGGTCTTTGTTGACACAGGCGGTCAACCTAAAGCACCAAAGGGTGGAAAGACTTACACATTAAAAGAAGCAAAACAAATTGTTGCTATGATGCGTGAGAAAGGATTGAATGCTTATTATACCAATGGTAAAAAAGCAAACAGACCATTGTTCAGAGCATTTGAAAGCAACAAAGGAAAAATTCAAAGTGTTGCTGAAAAATATTTTGGGGGTATTTGATATGACAATTGAAGGAATTGAATTCATAAATTCCTGCTTGGATGAATTGAAAATCCCTTTTGAATTCAAAGAATGGACTTCCAATGTTCCTGATACCTATTGGGTTACAGATTATTTGGAAGTTGAATCCATGAATGAAGATGGGATGGAAGAATCAACATTCATCCTGACAGGTAACACAGTTAAATCAAAAATGGAACTTGAATCTGTGAAAGATAAGGTTAAAAGGTATTTTGGAAATGAAGGAATCACAGCAATCCTACCAAGTGGGGCAGGGATTGCTGTTTCTTTTTCCACAGGAAATTATATTCCATCAGTTGACCACAGTGTTCACAGATTGGAAATTAATTTAGAAGTGAAAGAATGGAAGGTGTAAAAATGGCAAAATATGGAAAAACAGGTGTGACCACAGACACACCAAAAAACGTCATGTTTGGTGCAGGTACGATTCACAAGAATTTGAAATATACAGAATCTTGGAACTTTGAAGAATCAATTATTGGTGCAACATCAGGTGGTTCAAAACTTACAATCACACCTGAATTTGTTGACATCCCTGCTGATGGAGCAATGGTTGCAACTAAAGGATTGAAAGTCAAAGTTGGTGAAACTGCTGAAATGGAAATCAACTTCTTGGAAATTACAAAAGAGTTGGTTAAATTGGCAGTTATTGGGAAAGAGGGTTCATCTAAAGATTCTAAGATGGATTTAATTGAATCTAAACCAAATCTTGAAGATACAGATTATCTTGAAAACATTGCTTTTGTTGGAAAGACTTTGGAAGGTAAAGATGTGATTGTCATTATGGACAATGCTTTATGTATTAGTGGTTTTGAATCAGAGGGTGAAAATAAAAAAGAAGGTGTTGGAACTTACAAATTTGCATGTCATGCAGATATTGGAAGTGACCTTGACACACTTCCTTACCACATTTACTTTCCAAAACCATCAATGTAAAGAAGGTGAAATCCTATGAAGGTTAAAATATTAGAATCATTTATTGATAAACATACAGATGTTGTTTACAAAGTTGGTGAAACAATTGAAATGGGTGATGAAAGGGTGAAAGAAATCCTTTCACATCCTAAGAAGAAATTTATTGAAATTGTAAAAGAAAAGAAAGCAGGGTTGAAATAAATGAAATTTGAATTGAGAAAATTAAAATCTGAAGATATGTTTTTGATGTTTGGAATCCTTTCCAAAATTGGATTTAAAGATTTGAAGGAACTTGTCACTGTTGAAAAGATGAAAGCAATGATGTCAACATTCAATGGTGAAGAAGCAGAAGATGAAGACATGACTGCAATGTTTGGTATGACTATTATTATGGATGTGGTTGGAATCATCATGAAAAACCTTCCTTTCTGCAAGAATGAAATCTTCAGTTTCCTTTCTGCATTGTCAGGTTTGACAGTTGAAGAAATTGCAGACCTTGACATGGCTACATTTACTGAAATGATTATTGCAGTAATTAAAAAGGATGAATTCAAGGATTTTTTCAAGGTTGTTTCAGGCTTGTTCAAATAGGGGAAATTAAATTTATGGACTTGCTATTCAGGGAATATGCAAGTCCATTTTTGTTGCTTGACCAACTAATTCCACAAGGAAAACTGTGTGAATTTCTTGATACTTTTGAAGAATCAAAACAGGAAAAAGAACTATGGGAATTCTACATTCACAAACTTCCTGCATGGGATGAAAGAACATTTGAAGAATTTAAAAATGGACTTGGTGTTGGTAAAAAGAACAAACAAGAAAGACCTTCTGATGAACAGCTTGAAACTATCATTGGAAATTCCTATGGAATATTGAAAGATTTTAAATTGGAATGAAAGGGGGTTGATGAATCTTGAATATATTTAAACTTGTCGGTTCAATCTTCATAAAAAATGACAAAGCAAATGAAGACATTGACAAGACATCAAAGAAAGCAGAAAGCATGGCTGAAAAAGTCGGTTCTGCATTTCATAAAGCAGGTCAAAAAATCACAAGTGTTGGTAAAGCAATAGCACCTGTCAGTGCAGGTATGGCAACAGCACTTGGTGCATCTGTAAAATCTGCATCAGATTTTACTAATGGAATGGCGAAAATGTCAACACTGTTCGACACTCAAAAAGTTTCAGTCAGTGACTTGTCAAAGCAGTTCATCAACCTTTCAAATAAAACAGGACTTGCATCAACTGAATTAGCTGAAGCAGGTTATCAGGCATTATCAGCAGGTGTTGATGTCAACAATGCTGTTTCCTTTGTGGAAACAGCAGGAAATCTTGCAAAAGCAGGTTTCACATCTACATCAACAGCAGTTGATGTTCTCACAACTGCAATGAATGCCTATGGTGAACAGGCAGGAACTGCTGAAGAAATATCAAATAAATTAGTTAGAACGCAGAACCTTGGTAAAACCACAGTTGATGAATTAGCGTCTGCAATGGGTAAGGTTATCCCAACAGCATCTGCAATGGGGGTCAACATTGACAACCTGACATCAGGCTATGTGGCACTTACTAAACAGGGTATTGCGACAGCAGAAGCCACCACATACATGAATAGTATGATGAATGAACTTGGTGATTCAGGAACTAAACTTGGTGGTGTAATCAAGGAAAAGACAGGAATGTCATTCCAAGAATGTATGCAGTCAGGAATGTCACTTGCTGATGTCCTTCAGGTCACAAAGCAATATGCTGACGAAAATGGAATTGCATACAATGAACTTTGGTCATCTGCTGAAGCAGGAAAGGCAGGATTGTCAATCCTGAATGGTGGTGTTGAAGAATTCAACAACACAGTTGGAATCATGGCATCTAAGACAGATGATGTTGGTGAAGCACTGAACAAATTGGAAACACCATCAGTCAAAGTTAAGAAGTCTTTAAATCAGGTGAAAAATGCAGGTATTGAATTAGGAACAACAATCATGTCAGCACTTGCACCAACACTTGAAAAAGTGACAGGTCTGATTGAAAAAGCAACCACATGGTTCAGTTCCTTGGATGAAAAGACTAAACAGAATATTGCAACTGCAATGGCATTGGTTGCAGGATTGTCCCCTGTCCTGATGATTATTGGTAAATTGGTTGGTTCTGTTAGTACAGTTATTTCTATTGGTACAAAGGTCATATCTGTTGTCAAGACAATAGCTGTTGGTGCTAAAGCATTATGGGCAATTCTGATGGCAAATCCTATTGGTTTAGTCATAGGTTTACTTGTTGCATTGGTAGCAGGGTTCGTTGCCCTTTGGAATAATTGTGAAGGTTTCAGGCAATTTTGGATTGATTTGTGGGAAGTCATCAAGCAGAAAACTTCTGAAGTTATTGAAGCAATTAAAACATTCTTCACAGATATGTGGACTAAAATCACAGAAATATTCAATTCTGTAAAGGAAACAGTCCAATCAGCTTGGGAAACAATCAAGAATATTGTTCAAGTTGGTGTCATGCTTATTGCTGAAATTCTTCAGACTGCATTTGAATTGATTACACTTCCATTCAGATTCATTTGGGAAAACTGCAAAGAGATTGTCACAAATGCTTGGAACACAATCAAAGAAAAAATTTCAAATGTATTAAATACAATCAAAGAAATCATCACAACTGTTTGGAATGCTATCAAATCAGTCATAACACCAATATTAAATGCAATTAAAACATTCATTTCTAATACTTGGAATAATGTGAAGACAGTCATCACAAATGTATTAAATACAATAAAGTCAATTGTAACAACTGTTTGGGATGCTATCAAATCAAAAATCACAACAGTTTTAAATGCAATTAAGTCAGTGGTGACAAGTGTGTTAAATGCTGTGAAATCAGTATTCACAAGTATTTGGGATTCTGTAAAATCAAAGGTTTCATCAGTAATTGAAGGAATTAAATCCACAATATCAAGTGGGTTAAATAGTGCAAAATCAGTTGTGTCAAGTGTGCTTGAATCTATCAAGTCGAAATTCAGTAGTATTTGGAATAGTGCGAAAAGTATTGTTTCAGGTGCAATTGAAAAAATTAAAAGTTTTATGAATTTTAGTTGGTCACTACCAAAGATTAAATTGCCACATTTCAATATATCAGGGAAATTCAGCTTGAATCCACCAAGTATTCCACACTTCAGTGTATCTTGGTACAAGAAAGCTATGGAAGAACCATATATGTTCACTAAACCAACATTGTTCAATGTCAATCCACTGACAGGACAGGCAAAGGGTGCAGGCGAAGCAGGTGATGAAATCATGTATGGAAAGAAAAATCTTATGAATGACATTGGGTTTGTAGTTTCACAGCAGAATTCAGGATTGATTGACGCAATCAATGATTGCTTTAATAAATTGTTTGACATTTTAGAAAAATATTTACCTGAATTTAACAGGGAAGTTGTTCTTGACAGTGGTGCTTTAGTTGGTGAACTTGCACCGATTATGGATGAACAACTTGGTATTATTCAAAGAAGAAGAGAAAGGGGTGTGATGTAAATGCTTGGTGTAAAGTTTGGAAACATACACACATATAAGAATTGGGGTTTGATTCTTACAAAGTATGAAATCACTTCCCCTGAAGCAAAAACTGAAACACAAGAAATTGCAGGAATGAATGGAATTCTTGATTTGACTGAATCAATCACTGATGATATTAAATACAAAAACAGAATATTGACCTTCACTTTTTCAGTAATAAACAGAAAAAGATGGGATGCTCTTATCAGTGAAATTGAAAATTATATTCATGGAAGAAAAATGCAGGTGATTTTGGATTCTGATAAATTCCATTACTATGAAGGAAGATGTTCTGTTGATAGCTTTTCAACAGACAAAGCAATTGGAACACTTGTTATTAAATGTGATGCTTCACCATATAAATATGAAACATCAACAGGAAGTGCTTGGATTTGGGACACGTTTAGTTTTGTGAATGGTGTCATTCTGACATCTAATATTACAGTGAACGGAACAAAAGAAGTAACTATTCCTAACGCAAGGGAAGTTTCTTCCCCAACATTTGTGTGTTCTTCAGCAATGCAGGTAACATTTAATGGTGTTACTTATGCATTGAAATCAGGTTCAACTAAAGTGTTGGATATACGATTCAAAGAAGGGAACAATAAACTTACATTTGTTGGATATGGAACAGTTGAAGTTCGTTACAGAGGGGGGTCTTTATAATGTATCAGGTATATTACAAAGACAAACTTGTGTATGATTTGCGTGATGAAGATTTGATATTCATTGACCCTGTTTTGAATCTTGAAGCAAGCAAAGCAGGGTCTTTTGAATTCAAAATCCCACCAACACATCCACATTATGGTCTGTTTCAGAAGATGGTTTCTGAAGTTATAGTGAAAGAAGATGGTGTTGAAATATTCAGGGGAAGAGTTATAGAAGATACAGAATTGTTCAACAAAGTGAAAAGAATCTTCTGTGAAGGTGATTTAGCATATCTGAATGATTCAATTCAGCATCCAACAGAATATCATGATATGAGTGTTCGTGGTTACTTGGAAACAATTATATCAGAGCATAATAAACAGGTTACATCAGAAAGAAGATTCCAAGTTGGAATTGTTACTGTAAAAGATAGTAATGATAGTTTATTTAGATATACCAATTGGGAATCAACCATGCAGACTATCAAAGAAGACTTGGTTGATGATTTGGGTGGTTATATAAGAACTAGATATGAAAACGGAATCAGATACATTGACTATATAGCAGACACACTGAATACCTGCACACAGTCAATCAGATTTGGTGAAAACTTATTGGACTTCACAAGGAACTTCACAGTTGAAGATTTGGTAACAGTTTTGATTCCACTTGGTGCAAAACTTGAAGAAAGTACAATCAAAGCATTGGAAGAAAGATTGACAATTAAAGAAGTCAATAATAATTCCGTAGAGTTGGTAAATCAAACAGCGGTGAATCATTATGGAAGAATTACAAAAGTTGTGAAATGGGATAATGTTCATACACCTGCAAATCTGAAAAAGAAAGGTGAAGCATACTTAAAAGAAGGTCAGTGGGAAAATGCAATCATTGAAGCAAAAGCAGTTGACCTTCATCTTGCAGACAGTGCTGTGGAAAGATTCAAGATTTTGGATTCTATTCATGTTGTATCTGTTCCACATGGACTTGATAAGTTCTTCCCTTTGACCAAACTGTCAATACCACTTGATAAACCATCCAATGCAACCATCACACTTGGTTCAAAGGAAAAGGTGACATTGACAGCACAAACTAATAATTCTAACACAGATTTATTAGATAAACTGGAAAAAATCCCTTCACCAAATAAAATTCTTCAGCAAGCACAGGATAATGCATCACAGTTGATTCAACACATGACCAATGGGTATATGGTTTATGAATCAAATGAAATGCTGTGTATGGACACACCTGATAAGAACACTGCAAGAAATGTTTGGAGATTTAACCTTGGTGGATTTGGTCATTCTGACACAGGATATAATGGAAGGTTTACAACAGCAATAACAATGGATGGTTGGATTCTTGGTGATAGGATTGCATCCAATTCTATTGATGCAAGTAAACTGACCATTGATTACACAACATCTGTGGAAAATAAAATCAACCTTGCAGAATCAAATGCTGAAAATTACACAGATGGAAGACTTCAGAATTATTACACTGCATCAGAAATCAATTACAAATTGCAGGTGAACAAGGATGGAATCCTTCTTCAAGCGAAAGAAACAGCCTATGGTTATACAGATGGAAGACTTCAAGATTATTATGATAGGTGGACTGTTGACAACAAAATTAAAGTTGGTACAGATGGAATTTTGATTCAGGCAAAATCAGAAGCAAAGTCATATACTGATAAAATGTTGACTGGTTATTATACAAAGTATGAAGTAAATAATCAAATCAATACTTCAAAAGATGGAATTTTGATTCAGGCAAAAAATACAGCCTATCAATATACAGATGATAAGTTTTCAAATGTTTACACAAAGACTGAAACGAATAATCAAATCAACACTAGCAAGAATGGAATTCTTCTTCAGGCACAGCAGACAGCAACGAACTATGTGGATAATAGGTTAAGAAACTATTATACATCTTCACAGATAGATGTAAAAACAAATAGGATTGAACAGTCTGTATCTGAAAAAGTAAACAATTCAGATTTTGGAACTAAGATTTCACAGAATGCCTACTATGTGAGAATGGCTTGGAACAATAATAGTAGATATATTCAGTTTGAAAATTCTGAATTGAATATTTATGACACAGGTAATCAAAAGCTGATGTCACTCACATACAGTGGATGTTGGTATTACTACAAAGGAAACAAACTTGGTATGATTGGTACTAACAGTTGGAAAGGTGATGACACGTTTAGAGGATTGCTATTTCAGTTGAATTATGGTGGTGACTACATGGGATGGGGACATCAAGAAACATCAGGTGGAAACTATCAAATGTATTTAGTTTATTATGCCAACAACCGAAAAAGTAAAAAGGGTTTACATTTCAACTGCAATACTTATTCTGAAGGAAATTTATGGGTGTCTAATAGTTGTCAATTCATAGAATGGTCTGATGGTACTTGTGGAATTCGTGGTGGTTCAATGACATGGTCAAACACATCCAATACAAGTGCTGTGGAAATTAGCGGTCAAAATAAATCTTTTAAAATTTATAATAATGTAGCAGTAGATATTTATACAAATATCAATATGCATGGTTACAGTATTAAAGGACAATCAGATGCAAGAATGAAGAAGAATATCGTTGACACATCTGTTAATGCATTGGATGTCATTAATAGTGTTGATATGAAATCTTTTGACTGGATTGAAAATGGTGAACATGAAACCATTGGAATCATTGCACAGCAACTTCAAGATGTTGCACCTGAACTTGTATATGAAGAAAAAGATGGTCACTTGTCCATCTATACATTGAAACTTGTGTATTACTGTATGAAAGCAATTCAGGAATTATCAGGGGTGAAGAAAAAATCAACATGGAAAGACCCATACACAATGTTAGAAAAAATGACATTTTGTAAAAAATTGGAAGAGAATAATCAAAAGAAAGAAAATGAACATGAAGATTTAATTCTTCCAAACAATCAGAAAGGAATGATTATAAATGGAAAATAAAGAAAACAATATCCCATTATCAGTTGCGATTGAAAATACTAAGGGGAAAATGGCAATGGCTATGAATCAGATTATATCAGAATCGCATTTACCTGCATTTTTAATAGAAGGAATCCTGTTAGGGATTCTTTCTGATGTTAGAAATCAGAAAAATCTTGAACTTGTATCAGATTATAACTCTATGAAAAACGATAAAAAAGAAGGTGAAGAATAATGGCAAATATAAAACCATACATTGACCAAATCATGGGTGCAACCTATGGTGAAGAAGTTCGTGGTTCAATTGCAAATGCTTTGATGAAAGTAAATGATGATAATGAATCTTATCAGAGTATTAAAACTGAAGTTGTCAATGCAAGGGATGACATTGATTTGGATGTGAAAGAATACAAATCATTAGTTCCTGAAGGAAATCAGGCAAAACTTGCATTACAAAACACAATCAAAGAAGCAACTGTTTTCAAAGATGCAATTGATGCATCAGTAACATCAGCAGGAAAAGCAAAGACTGCATTAGATGAATCAATCAAAATAGCAGAAACATCTAAAGACACTTTAAATTCATCTGTGAAGACAGCAGGAACATCAAAAACTGCTTTGGAAGAATCCATCAAAAGTGCAGGTGAATCAAAAATTGCATTGGAAAAAGCAAAGACTGAATTGGATGAATCCATTAAGACAGCAGGGACATCAAAAGCAACACTTGATGAATCTGTAAAAACAGCAGGAACAACTAAGAATTCTTTAGATGAATCTATCACAAATGCAAATTCATCTAAGACAAGACTTGATGGTTCTGTTGAAACAGCAAACACAGCGAAAACATCATTAGATAGTTCAGTTAAAACTGCAACTGATGCAAAGACTGCTTTAGATGGTTCTGTTGAAACAGCAAACACAGCTAAGAAAAGTCTTGACACAGCATCATCCACAGTGAATGCATCAGTAACATCAGCAGGAAAAGCAAAGACTGCATTAGATGAATCAATCAATGCTTCTTCCACAGCAAACACAGCCTTGAATGATACTTTGAAATTGGCAGATACATCCAAAGAAAATCTTGATTTGTCAATTGAAGAATCGGCAAAATCAAAAACTGATTTAACAACTGAAATTAAAAATGCAGGTAAAAGTCAGACTGAATTGACCATAGTCATTGGTGAAGCCAACACAACAAAAGAAAATGTCAACACCATCATTGGAACTGCACAGAGAGTTGAAACATCTTTAGAAGCTGAAAATATTTCTGCAAAATCCAATATTTCAGAGTTGAGAAGTGAAAACTTTAATAGTCAGGAAATCCTGTCAGGTGTAGCAGATTTGAGAGCCTATCTTGGTTTGTCTGATGCAGATATTCTTGGACTTCAGGTTGATTATCAGAACAAAACAATGAAAAGAATTGCAGGTGCTGTGAATTTGACAGCAGGTGCAGACTTTGACAAGTTTGAAATGTTTGGTGGAAGAAAAAGATGTAATGTTGCAGATGACGGAACAATTGTGGCATATCATGGTGACCCTGAATATAAAGAAGATGGTTCAATGGGGCAGGTTATGGTTTATCAACCAAAGTTTTATTATCTTGTGTGTCCTGTGGTATATGACCCAATCAAATCCACAGGTCTTGGTTATCATTTAAGAAAAGCAAACTATTATGTTTCTTCCAAACCAAGGGCAGGATTTAGACTTCATCCTGCATTTTATGATGAAAATGGAAATGAAATTGATTACATTTTAATGGGTGCATTTGAAGGTTCTATCTATGATACGTCCGCACAGGCTTATTTATTGCAGGATGAACAGGTTGCAGATTTCACTGCATCAACAGGTGACAAATTCAGTTCTATTGCAGGTTCAAAACCATCATCAGGAAAAACACAAAGTCTAACAAGACCAAACATTGAACAACTTGCTAAAAACAGGGGTGCAGGATGGCATCTTGATAATATTAAAATTGCATCAATGAATCAGTTGCTTATGATTATTGAAATGGGACAGATGGAACTTCAGGGGGCAATTGGCAAAGGTGTCACTGAAGTAAATGACACACCTAATACTGAAAATAATTCTGTGTTGACAGGTGGAACATCAAGTCTTGGAAACAAAACAGGAATGGCTGATGGTGTGAATGGAAAGGTGTCTATAAGTTATCGTGGACTTGAAAACCCTTGGGGAAATATTTGGAAATTTATCTATGGTGTGAATATTTGGGGAAATGGAAAGATGGATGGTGGTCAGCCTTACATCTGTAAAGATTTCAATTATTCAGAAAATAAAAACACAGACAATTATGTTGGTGCAGGTTTTACTGTTGCTAATAAAAGCGGATATATTTCTGCAATGGCTTATTCACCAACATGCGATTGGTTGTTTATGGCATCAGAAACAGATGGAAACAGTTCAGTTCCTGTGGGTGATTATACATACATCACACAAAATCTCAATGGTTACAGAATTGCTCGATTGGGCGGTAGTTGGATTCATTGGGGTGGTGCGGGCGGTTTCTGTTGGACTTTGTATGACGGTGTCGGTTCTCGTAGTCGGACTGTCGGCGGTCGGTTGGTGTATGTACCACATGCAACACTTTAAATAAAAATATAGGTCAAACAATGCTAAAAGATTATTAAAAATCTATTGCTCAATTAGGCAGTAATTGGAATAATTGGAGTAATGCAGGCAGTTTCTATTGGAATTTGAATAACAGTGTCAGTAATCGTAATCGGAATATCAGCAGTCAGTTAGTAAATGCACAAAACAAGGGTGTCCAAATGGGCATCCTTGTTTTATATAAATCACTGAATTGTTTGACCTTGCCACTTGGCAGAACATAGAAGTCCTTTTTAGGCAAAATTAAAAAGTTGTGTTGGTAACATGAAGATGTGAAGACTTGACTTTGTGCATACAGAAAGAAGATTTTATGAAAAGATACGGAAATTTATATTCCAAAATATATGATATGGACAACCTGATTCTTGCACACAAGAATGCAAAGAAAGGAAAAGGTTGGTATAAAGAAGTGCAAATGATTGATGAAAACCCTGAATATTATTTGGAATTGATTCAGGACATGCTTATCAATCATACTTATCAAACATCAAAATATGAAACATTTATTAAGAAAGAAGGCAAGAAGGAAAGGGAAATTTTCAAACTTCCTTATTTCCCTGACAGAATATGTCAGTGGGCAATCTTACAAGTCATTGAACCAATTCTTTTGAAGAATCTAACAATTGACACTTATTCAGCAATCCCCAACAGGGGAATTCATTTTGGATTGAAAAGGGTCATGAATGACATGAAATCAGATGTTAAAGGTTGTCAATATTGCTTAAAAATAGATGCTAGGAAATACTATCCATCAATTGACCATCACATTCTTAAATTGAAATATAGAAAGATTTTCAAGGACAAAGACTTGCTGTGGTTGTTGGATGAAATCATTGATTCAACTGAAGGTGGAAAAGGAATTCCTATTGGAAATTACCTGTCACAATGGTCAGGTAATTTTTATTTATCATCCTTTGACCATTGGGTCAAGGAAGTCAAACATGTGAAGCATTATCACAGGTACATGGATGACATTGTTATCTTTGGTGAATCCAAGGATGACCTTCATATCTTGTTTCAGGAAATCAAAGAATATTTCCATGAAGAACTTAAATTGGAAATCAAAGACAATTATCAAGTCTTTCCAACTTATGTCAGGGGTGTTGATTTCCTTGGATATAGAATTTTCATGGACTATGTGTTGTTAAGAAAAACAACATGTCTTCAAATGAAAAGAAAGATGACTGCTATCATGAAAAAAGTTAGATATGGAAATCTGATGAATTATTCAGAATGGTGTTCTATCAATTCATACAGAGGATGGTTGATTTGGTGTAATTCTTTCAGGTTAGAAAGAAAATATATTGAACCTTTGATTTCACATGCAGTCAGGTACTATGAAACAATTATCAAATCAAGAAAGGAATGAATGAAAAATGAAAGATTATGGAACACAAAGAAGTGCTGTGATGCCTGAAGAAATGGAAGTGACATCTGAAAAAGTATTCATTGCAACAAATATTCATCAGGTCACAGTGAAGCATGAAAACGAATCATATCAGGAATATGAATTCAACCTTGTGGAATATGACAAGGATGAATATATCAAATTGCAGAATGAAAAAAATACTGCACTTGAAAAGCAAGTCACTGACACACAGGTTGCTTTGACAGAAGTGTATGAAATGATTCTTGTATAAGAAAGGGGTGTCAATTATGGCAAAAGTATATGCTGATTTGATTAAGAAGGGAATTAAAACAATTGACCAAGTTCCTGAAAAGTTAAGAAAAGAAGTTAAAAAGATTTTGGAAGGTATTGAATAATGATGCTGACCAAAATCTTTTTAATTATAAATCTTGTGTTTAGAAAGGGGGTGACAGATATGGCAGTAGTTTATGCGACACTTATCACTAAAGGTGTAAAGAAATTTGCTGATGTTCCTGCAAGAATTAAGGAACAGGTGAAACAGGTACTTATTGACCTTGATTGCCCTGAATTAGCAGAGTAGCACGACTGTCCCACAGGTGAATAAGCCTGTGGGATATTTTATGAAAGGAATGGTTAAAAGAAAAATGAATATTAAAGATGGAATTTGTACAGCTATTGGTTTATGTGGGTCATTCATTGCAGGATGCTTTGGTGGATGGGACACAGGATTGGTCACATTGTTGATTTTTATGGGAATTGATTACATGTCAGGATTGGTGGTTGCAGGTGTATTTCACAATAGCAACAAGACAAAAACAGGTGCTTTGGAAAGCAGAGCAGGATGGAAAGGTCTTTGTAGAAAATGCATGACCTTGTTATTTGTTTTGATTGCCTATCGTTTAGATTTAGCACTTGGGGTTAATTATATCAGGGATGCAGTCATTATTGGATTTATGGCAAATGAATTGATTTCTATTGTGGAAAATGCAGGATTGATGGGTCTTCCACTTCCTGAAGTCATCAATAAAGCAATTGATATACTTACACAGAAAGGTGATGAACAGAATGGACAAGCAGGAATTCATTAAAACAATAGCAGGTTTTGTTTGTAAATATGCAAAACAGTATGGAATTCTTGTTCATAGTCCTATCATTGCACAGGCAATTTTAGAATCAGGGTGGGGAAAATCCACCCTGTCTTCAAAATATCACAATTATTTTGGTTTGAAATGTGGGACAAAATGGACAGGAAAAAGTGTGAACATGACTACACAAGAAGAATATCAGGAAGGTGTTCACACTACAATCAAAGATAATTTTAGGGTATATAATTCTATGGAAGAAGGAATTAAAGGGTATTTTGAATTTATCCAACTTCCAAGATATTCCAACCTGAAAGGAATCACAGACCCTTTGATATACCTTGAAACAATCAAGGGTGATGGATATGCTACATCATCAACTTATGTTGAAAGCAATATGCAGTTAGTCAGACAGTTCAATCTGACACAATATGATAAGAAGGAAGTGAATGGAATGGATAGAACAGCAGTTGTTAAACAGGCACAGTCATGGATTGGATATAATGAAGGGAATGGAACACACAAAAGAATTATTGATGTATATAATGCACATAGACCACTTGCAAGGGGTTATGTAGTAAAATACACAGATGCTTGGTGTACAACATTTGTTTCAGCTTGTGCAATTAAAACAGGATGCACAGCAATTATTCCAACTGAATGCAGTTGTGAACAGATGATTAGATTATTTGCACAGCTTGGAGAATGGGTTGAAAATGATGCCTATGTACCAAGTGCAGGGGATGTGATATTCTATGATTGGGATGATAATGGTTCAGGTGATTGCACAGGATTTTCTGACCATGTTGGGATTGTAGAATATGTGTCAGGTGGAATGATTACAGTTATCGAAGGCAATATTTCCAATTCTGTTGGAAGAAGAAAAATCAAAGTGAATGCAAAATGTATTAGAGGATATGGTGTTCCAAGATACACAACAGCATCTAAACCATCACAGCCTGCACCACAGAAAGACTTGACTGTAATCGCACAGGAAGTTATTGCAGGACTTTGGGGAAATGGTTCACAGCGAAAATCTGCACTTGAACTTGCAGGATATAACTTCAATGCAGTTCAAGCAAAGGTCAATGAAATCCTTTCAGGAAAGAAACCATCAGCACCTTCAAAAACCATTGAACAGATTGCAAAGGAAGTTCTTGCAGGTCAGTGGGGTAATGGACAGGACAGAATCAACAGATTAACAAGTGCAGGTTATGATGCAAATGCAGTTCAGAATAAAGTCAATCAGATGGTCAATTCAAAATCCATTGACACAGTTGCAAGGGAAGTCATTCAGGGCAAATGGGGAAATGGTGCAGAAAGGAAAAGACGATTGACACAGGCAGGATATGACTTCAATGTTGTTCAAAATAGAGTAAACGCATTATTATAGGAAGTTATCCATTAGTAACGTACTAGAAACAAATAACGAAAATATCCCATAAAATGTGGGTTCGGAATTATGCAAACGTTAATTATACGTTTCGGAACGTACAATTTCAAAAAAGATTTTTCGACTCC